CCCATATGGAATAACAATCAAGGAGGTATATGATGAAGAGTTTTGTAGAGGATGTTCTCACTACATCTGGGTCAGATGGCAGACCTATTAAATTTAGGAATAGCGATGAGGCCTCTCAGTTGAGAGATCTCGTGGTCGCTATTTGTCTTTTCCAAGAGATTGGAAAGATATCCTATCCGACCTTAAGGATGAAGTTGGAACGTCGTGTTGAGGTAGTTCTGAATGTATTCCCAGAACCAAATGTGGATGCCGCAGAGTCGCTCGTCAGTAAACGAACCGTAGATGGCCCGAATCCAGAGAGTGTTGGGAATCCAGTATGCAAGGCGAGAACCTGTGATACCTGTAACTGGGAGCCCTTTTGTTTAAGACATACAAAAGAGGACTCCTGGCATGAGGTGTCTCACTGGCCTGAATATGCTGCTAGGACCTCATGATTGTTAAACCCTAGTCGCCGCAAGGCGCTATGGGCTGCTTTACACCTTTCTCTAAACATTCACTCGAATGTCTAAGCATTTAGGCATTCCTTAACAAAAGGAGCACCCTATGGTATGTACACTCGACCATAATTTTATGGGAGAGGCATACAATGCCCGGGACTTCGAGTGGCGCTTGAGATGTACTGGTTTACCTCGCCATCTCTCACTTCCATTTTCACAGGAAGTGGAGAAGTACCTAGTAAACGCAGGTCCGGCGTGGACTGTGACGCGGCTCAAATCATTGAAGAATGATCTGGTCCGTGAAGCTGCAGGCTTGGAACCACTGACTTGGGTAAGAAAAAAATCGCCTAGGCCAGTGGTATGGTATTATAGGGGCGCTTTTCCGTTATTCTAGATGCGGAGAAGTTCCTTGGAAACGGGTTCTGATTGCTTTGTCTAGCATTACAGGAATCCGTCCTCTACAACCCACCGTCGACCATGTTCTTAAGATTAGGAACTCGGTTGAAAATGGGATTGACCATTGTTCCCCTGTTGTATTGAAAGGGGTCATCAAGTCTGCAAAAACCTTTGTGGGTCGGTTGGATCTAAATGAATCGACACCTCTTATATTTTATGAGGGATCACCTAGGAAAAATGCACCAACCCTGGGTTCGTCGGTCCGTCAGGATTCTAGCTTGGCTCTGGATTTGGAATGGTTCAAAGTAAAGGGAAGTTTTTCCTTTGCTTCGGTCTATTACAATTGTTACGGCCCTGTACTTGAGGGGCTAGTCCAGAGTGTGCAACTTGTCAACTGTTCTCATATGGTTGGTAAGACCGGGTACCATCAGGTGAATGAGTATGACTTTCATCCATCTAAAAGTACGCCTCCTTTTGTGGGCAATGTGGTTCCGCTCACGAAAGATGGAGGTTGGAAAGTTCGCTGGATAGCAAATCCTTTAAGGATTCACCAGCTGGCTCTACGACCCCTGGGGCTGAGTCTTTTCGATGCACTGAGAAGGCTTCCTTGGGATTGCACTTTTGACCAAGCACGACCACTTGTAGCGATTCAACGACACCTTGCGCAAGGTAAGATGGCCTATGCTGTTGATTTAACTGCAGCAACAGACCAGTTTCCACTTTCCCTTCAGATTGGGCTGCTTGAAGCAGTTTATCCAATCAAAGAGCATGTCCTTTTGTTTAGGGACCTGTCTAGGGGTTGGTGGCGGACACCCTATGGACCCACGAGATGGGTCAAGGGGCAGCCGATGGGTCTGTACCCGTCTTTCCCTTCTTTTGCTTTCGCGCATGGAATGCTACTTGCATACCTTAATGGCAACTGTCATAAGGACAAATTTTTCATCTTGGGTGATGATGTTGTTATCCTGGATGAGAAGTTGTACCGTAAGTATATGGTGGCCATAGCAGAAATGGGTTGTCCTGTAGATGAAAATAAGTCTATTTGTTCCAGCAAGCTTACTGAATTTGCTGGTAAGATTATTTTCCCTGATAAGATCTATCCGAAGTTTAAGATAGGTTTACCAGAATCCCATGAAGACTCATTTATGGATCTGATGAGAACTTATGGACAAGGATTTGAGAATTTTCTTCCTGCTAGATTGGCTAGGATCTATAAGATAATAGGTCCTTTAGATTTGCCTTTTGGGGCAAACCAATCTGTGGGGCATACGCTTTCCTTAGTTAGGATGACGTATCTGACGGAAATTTTTAAATCTTTGTTGCCGGATGATAAAGGTGGAAAGCTCCATGTGAGCTTCCTTAAATATCTTGCCGATCGGTTAAAACCCGAGGAGCCGGATAGCCTTTGGTCAAGGCTAGGGGGTCGGATTTTTAGCCTCCTGGATACCTTCGAGAGAAGGTATACTGACGCATCCAAATCTATAATGGTCCCTTTAATTCATGAGGACCTTACAGACGTGTTTGAGCTTACTGGAGTAAATCCAGGGCTGCCGTCAGTGGGATCCGATTCATGGATGAACCGTAGGACCTTGTACCAAACGTTGTCGAACGTGGTACGTCGTTACAAACAGCTAGTATCTCAGCTGCC